CTTTTAAAGCTGGAGGTGTTTTTTTGTTTTCATTCATAATTAAATGATATAAAGTTATGCATTCATGATATCATATAATTAGTATACTAATCAAATTTGCCTTTAATATGAGCTACATCAAACAATTCATTCATGATCACGACATTCATAGTGATAATCAGCTTAAAAAGCACCTAACCAGGTTAAATAAGTTTGAATCAAGTGATAAAAACTTAGATATCCTGATTAACTTACTTTTAATTAATTACTTAAGATCTAAGCATTAATTAATTTCTACCTTTTAATAAAGCATGAATTAATTTTGCTTGCTTTCTAGATATTGATTTATCTTGTTTTATCAGTTTATCTACTGCTTTTTTATTATATTTATTCATTATTTAACCTCTACTAATTGTTTTTTATTACGTTTGATAAGTTTTAAAGCTTCACCAGCTTTTGATCCCTTCTCTTGCATCCCGTGTAATAACAATGCAAAAGGTTTATTGCCAAAACATAAAGAGTCATCTTTATCTATCTCTAATCCAAGTCTTACTGCTTCTGCTTCACTGAATACAACTTTACTATATTTAGTAAAATATCCCTGATCTATTAAATAATCATATCGGCCCCCATAACTGGCCACCGCATAAAAGTTATTAGGAAGTAACACTTCCATAAAAAATTTTAGTGACTTGCTATAACAATAAAATTTTATATCTTTATTTAACTTGGCTACATTTATCCAAGCTTTAAGATAGAGAATATTAAAAAAATCTCCAGATTCATGAATCCTGGCTTTAGTAATATTCTTTCTATTAGCTTGAATAGATCTATTAATTAAATCAGTTAAACCGTTTAAATCTTTTTTAATTACATAACTGTTAATTAAATCATAGTTATATTTCCTTGATTTAAATACATTTGGGTAGCGTAATTCTTCACTGGCTGCAAAGCATGTAAACATACTTTCAGGACCTCTATTAAGTATCCTTTTATCATCTTTTAAAGTAACCCAGGCTTTACAACTATTAGCACCCGGACAGGTTAATCCAGCTGGTAAGGATAGAATCAAAGTATCTTTTGATAATTTCGCATTACCTTTACTAATTTTTAAAATCATTTCTTTTTATTCTCCTTAATTAACTTGTTAAAATCTTTTGATTCTTCAGGAGATAAACCACAGAAATAATTTAAAAGATTATCATCATAATCTTTAAAAAGCTTTTTAAGTCTTTTATTCATTGTTTTAATTAAATAAAATAAGTTCTTAATTGAAAGTAATAAAAAATACTTTCATTAAAGGGTGTTCAATACA